ATTATAAGATAACAATAAGTTAGGGTTTATTTTGTGAACCCTGGCCTTTTGGAGTTAGCTGCCTCAGAAATGGGGCAGTTTTTTTTGTCCGAATATAGGACTTGTCAGCGTATATAAAAATATACACAATTGATTCATGTCAAAAGCAGAAAGGCTCAAATGGGTTAGGGAGACTCTTGGATTAAGACCAAGTGATGTGTATTTTCCACTAGATATTAAGCGAATCACATTTTTTACTAGGGAAAAGAATCTACAAGGGGTAAATCTCCTGGACCTTGCATCAATGATTGAATTCTACAATTCAAGATGGCAGAAGAAGTTCCAATCTGAATACCCAAAGTACCACAATAGGACTATTAGACGCATAACATTTGAGTTTATTGTGTTCGGAGTTGATCGGGGTGATGCTGAAAATGAGCGCATAATCAAGATGCTAAAAGATAATTACAAAGAAAAGGAAGAGATTTTGAATAAGAGAATAATCGAATTAAAAGTGGAGTTGATGAAAAAATGAGAATCGAATGTAAGTATTATGAGTTAAAGAATGCCGCAGAATAGCAAAAAAGAGTATCTGCCGGAAAAAGCCCCCTTTAGCTGGGACAAGCTTGACGGGCTACTGGCATTCAAATCAAGTCTTTTGGTTTGCTCAGACATATTAGAAGTGTCAGAAAGAACAATAAGAAATCACATCAAAGAAAGATACGGATTAACCTTCACTGATTATGCAGAAAAAAAATTATCCAGGACTAAAGTAAAACTAGTTCAAAAAGCCATTGAGATGGCAACTGGTGGCAACACCGCAATGATGATCTTTTGTCTTAAGAATATAAACAAGTGGGCAGATAGATCAGAAAGCACAATAGATGTGAAAAATAAAACAGTAGAAGACCTGGTGATTGAGGCAAAAAAGAAAAAGCAGCCAAAAGAGATTGAGGATGCACAATATAAGGAAAACAAAGGAAAAAACAAATGGAATTAAAAGAGTTAAAAAAACTAGCAAGTGACAACGGACTAGAGTTTGCTAAAAACGCTACAAGAGATCAAGTTAAAGCATTACTAGACGCAGCCGAAATCCCTTACAATGATGAGCCAATGCCAAGAGACTTTCAATTAGAGGCGATTGAGTCAGAAGTTAAGAAGAGTAACTACACAAGCTCAGAATATGACATTGATGAATTAATCAGTGAGTACAAAATGGCAGAGTCTTCAATTGACATTAAAAGAGCTGATCAAAAAAGAGCTGTAATCAAAAAGAAAATAGCTGAAGACAAAGAGGCATTGAAAAAGCTTTTAATTTGGGAAAGAAGGCGGGGAATTATTAGTGTATCAGATGATTACTTGCTTAATGAAATTGAAGAGTCTGAATGCACTAAAGTATGTGAGTGTACCAATAGAATCCCTAGTGGTGGTAGCTTTGCCGAGGAAGGGCAAGAGTATAAGTACAAATCTTACTATGATGAAAGCCGAAATAAAGAAGTATTTGTCGTTTTTGTCAAAAGAGAAATTGCTCCTGAAGATCAAATAAGCAAAGAGCTTGCATGGAAGATGTCTCAGGGGTTTATGCCAACAATGGACGATTATGCTCCTGCTAAAACTCAAGTAAGAAGAGTAGCAATGGTAGAATCAGAGTTTAATAAATATTTTAAAATAGAGATCTAGTCATAAAAGAATTAGAAGACTTCTATTTTTACAGTGAAAATTGGCTGAAAATCCAGACGAAAGTTGACGGTCGTCAGCCTTTTTTACTTAGAAGGTATCAGAAGGAATTTGTTAACCTTGTTCAAAGCATTAAAGGGCCGAAAAGGCTTGTAGTTTTGAAACCTAGGCAATGTGGGTTTAGTACTTTAGTCGGTGGAATGTTTAGTCACAGAATGTTTACTGATCTAAATTTCTATGGTCTAGCTATGGCAGATAAACATGACAGGACTCAAAGCATAGCCTCTATTTATAAATATTTCTATGAAAACTTGCCCGATCAATTAAAACCGTCTGTGACTAAGTTTAATACTGAAGAAGTTTATTTTGATATATTCAAATCGGGCATAAGCTTTATGACAGGTAATGATCCTCAAGCTGGTCGGTCTGGCACGAGGAAATTTGGTCATTTGTCTGAATGGGCGTTCATTAGGTATACAAGCGAAATAGATGAAGGTGTTCAAAACTCTATTCCTCTTGATCCTGATACCTACATAATTAAAGAATCAACAGCTAATGGTAAATCAGGTTTAGGCAAAGCCTTTTATGATCTTTGGAATGCTGCTAAACGTGGTGACTCTATCTATAAGCCTTTCTTTGTTGCCTGGTATGAAGTGGACGATTATAAATTACCTCTTGAGCCAGGATTCAGCTTGTCAAGGGAAGAAAAAGACTTAATTAAAAGAATTCCTCCCTTGACGAAAGAAAATTTGCAGTGGCGTAGAATGAAAATCACTGAATATGCTACTGATGAAAACTCTCTTCTTTCTCCTGAAGAAAGATTTAATCAAGACTTTCCTGTGGATGATGTTACGGCATTCCTTTCAACAGGTAGTCCACTTTTTGACCAAATTGAACTAGATAAGAAAATAAACATGCTTAAGCAGTCTCCCAAAAGGGAGATACAAAATATTCTCACCTATAAAAATCAATTCATTAGAGACAATATTCAAAATATAAAAATATATTCTCCTCCCAGGGAGAATAAGCAATACTTTCTAGGAGCTGATGTGTCTGAAGGTTTGGCGGTAGGGGACGCCTCAACCATTAGTATAATAGACCATGAATATACTCAGGTAGCCTCATATTATGGAAAGCTTGATCCTGATCTTTTCGGGCATTTAATTATCGCTATGGCAGAGTTCTACAATAATGCTTTAGTAGTTCAAGAAGTAAACAATATGGGTCATACAACTATGACCACAATTAGAAATGAAGGCTACTCCCATGTTTATCGGAAAGTTATTGAAGACAAGATAACTAAAGAGAAAACAACTAAGCTTGGATGGAGAACAACTAAAGAGAGTAAACAAGATATGTTAAATCATTTTGTTAAGCTTTTCAGAGATAGTGGACTAAAGATCTTTGATGTTAGCTTGCTTATTGAAATGACCGCTATTACCAGGGGAGACAATGGGATAGTTGAATTAAATGGAAAGGATAGAGTTGTTGCCATGGGGCTTGCTTGCATGGGCAGGAAAGCTACTCAAAAACTAACAATAAAGACAGATAGAAATAAAACACCACTAGACATCATGAAACAATTCTCCAAAAATAAGAAAAAAGATAGGATATTCTAATGGACAAGAAATTAAAGAAATCATGGTTAATTGTTATTTTAGGCGCATTAATCACCGCTATTGGAGGTGGTATAACCTACATAGGCTTAGAGCAAGTTCAAGAATACAAGCTTGATGAATATAAACTGCCTTAATGTGGGATTTATTTAAGACAGGTATATACTCTCTATTAGTATTGCTTTTTGTTAGCTGGCTTTGCTATATGTCAGTTAGTGCATTTAAAGAGCTTCAAAGGTATGAGCTAGAAAGAAAGAAAAATGGAGTGATAATCTATGATTGATATTTTTATCATTTGTGTAATTGTTTGGACCATCTCAAGTTTAGCTGTTTTCTCTTATTTCTGCTTTTATTTCCTCCCAGGTTTGATTAATCCTGAGCAAGCTCAGAAGCTTGAACTAGAAAGGAAGGCAAAAAAGATAGAAAAGAAAAAAGGGAAGGTTTACAACCCTAGCCAAGATTTAGATAGGACAATGAGGAAGGGAAAGCCTAAGATATTTGATTAATCCTTTCTTTTGCTATGTTAAAATACTTCTCTTCTTTTTCTATTCCGATGAATTTTCTATTCAAGTTTTTACAAGCGACACCTGTACTCCCACTTCCCATTGTAAAGTCTAAAACAGTTTCATTTTTTAGTGTGTAGGTTTTGACTAAATATTCGAGTAGTGTAACTGGCTTTTGTGTTGGGTGCAGTCTTTTATCTCCATATAGAGCGTGTTTAAATTCAATAATTCTTTTAGGGTATTTTAAAGACGGGTCATAATTTTTAGAATATTCTCTTTTTCCATTACTTATAATTTTTGCTCCGTCTAATGTATTTTTCCCGTTTTTATAACTGACTTCATTTCTTCTATCTCTAATTTTACCTATTACTTTTATCATTTGTGGATAATAAAAAGATTTTTTTTGAAAAAACACAGATATTAATTCGTGGGTGCAATGAGGTATAGTTTTAGCATGAACAAATGTTGACGATTTTCCTTTTTCCCATATCCAGTCATACTTAAACATTTTAACATTAGATATCCTAAGAGCGCTACTAAATGGCTCACTCCCAAACAAACAAATAGCACCATTATCTTTAGTAATTCTTTTAAGTTCATTCCACATAGGTTCAAAAGGTATGACAGTATCCCACTTGCACGCTGTCGTCCCATAAGGAGGATCGGTCAATATCATGTCTATAGACTTATCGGGAATACTTTTCATGACCTCAAGACAATCGCCCAAATGTAAGCCAATCATTAATAAAGCCCTTCAATCTTGCCATCTCCAATAGCGTCAAGCTCTCTGTCACCAAAGCCAATTCCCATATCATGAAGCTTCTTTAACAATTCAGGGGTCCAGTACTTGGTCTTATTCTCGCTCTCTGGTAAGTCCTCATAACCAATCTCGACTAATCCCATATTCTTTAGATGCTGTTTGTATTCCCCATAAGTAGCGCAGTGCTTTCTTATGTTTCTTTGAAAGCCAGGGACAAAGCTATCTCTAACCATAACTTTAGACCTAATAACTGCCATCTTAGGATAGCCACAGCTAAAGCATTGATGCCCATTAATAGAGTATTGAGTTTTTTCAAATTCCTCTATGCTTAGCCTTCTCAAAAACTCTTCATTGCACTTGCGACATTTAAAGCGATAATTTTCATGTTTTTCCATGAGTGAAATTCTAAGCGTATATTTTTATATACACAAGTTTTTTACTTAACAGGCAGCAATAAAAATCTGCTTATGGATAAAAAGAAAAAGCCACTTGATATAGTAAAACAAGTTAAAAAAGACCTTTCAAAGTATCGGAAAAACTTCGAGACTCTTTGGGAGGATGAAGAAGACGCATATTATGGGAAAATCTGGAAAAATACTCCTGAATTTCGTCCCTATGAAAATATGTGCTTCCAAATTGTCGAATCAGAAGTTCCGATATTAAGTGATTCTTATCCAGGTGTTGCCGTAAAGGTAACTGATCCAGAATTTTTAGAACAATCTAAGATATTACAAAAAGGCATTGACTGGGTTCTAGAGTCCCAAAACTTCCAAATTAAATTTCCTAATGTAGTGAGAAAATCACTCATATCCGCACCGTCCTACCTTCACCCATATTATGATGCCAATGCTAAAAATGGAGAAGGCGAAAATAGAATCGAGCAAATCGATTGGCGTTTCGTCTGGCTTTCAGGAAATAGCGAGTACATCGAAGACTGCGACAAGGCTCGCATTGAATTGAAAAGATCCCGTGAATGGTTAAAGCTTAACTATAAGAATTTCACAAAAGAGATTGAAAATCAAAAACCGGACATAATCGAAAAGTCCGAGCGAGACCATCAGCTAGAGCGTTTTGATTCAATGGAATACGCTCGAAGAAAGAAGCCAGCTATGTATCAAGATGATGATATGCTTAAGCTGGTTAAGACTTATATTCGTGACTACTCACTTGAGGAAATACCTCAAGAAGAGACAATTGAAGACATTGAAAAAGAAAAAGAGCAATTAGCCGAGGGCATGAGCCCTGATATTAATCTCTATGAAGACCATAACTATCACATAGAGGCTCACTCTCAAGAAATAATGGAAATCTTTGCCCAGGTAGGGGCTCAAGATGAAGAATCCTTTCAAATGGCAATCGAGCAAATTCTAGCCGAGTCACCTGAAAGCGGAGTTGAAGAGCTAGTGTTTAAAGTTGAGCTACTCAAAAGCCACATTGAAGAGCATCAAGTTCTACAAAAAGAAAATCCGAAAGGTGGAAGACCTAAATATAAAAATGGCTTAAGAGTCATTGAAACACTAGAGGATAAAACCGTCCTTTACGATGGACCCTCTCAAGATGATCATGCAGAAATTCCACTAGTCCCCTTCTATGCTTATAGAGATGGGACTATTTATGGCTATGGTGAAATAAGAAATATTATTGACTCCGAGAGAATGAAAGCAGAGCTTCAATATAAAGAATATGAAGGCCTAAGAAAAGTAGCCAACCCAGGCTTAATAGTTGATGAAGAATCAGGATTAACTGAAGACGATATAACTAATGAAGACGGTGCCATCTACGTTCTACCTCAAGGGACTAACGTTAGATACCTTCAACCTGGAAGTGTTAGCCCGCAGATCGGACAGTTTAACCAAGATCGAAAAAGATCAATTCTGGATATCTCAGGAGTCAATGAAGCTACTCAAGGAAAGATGCCAGCTCCAAACGCAGCTGCCTACACTGTTGAGAAAATCAACCAACAAGCTGTTGGCAGGATAAGATTAAAAGATCGGCAAAATCAAAGATACTCAATTAAAAGACTTGGTAAACTTTTAGCAAGCAATATTATTCAATATTGGACTAATGACAAAGTTCTTTACTTAACTGAAGAGGGCGATCAAATAGATCAAATCGTCTTCAATCCTATTGGGATGCAAGAGTTAGAATATGAAGTTGAGATAAGTGAAGGATCAATGGCAGGGATTGATAAGGACTCCTACAATGCCATGCTGTTTAACTTACTTAATGCCGGTCAAATCACCTTAAAAGATATTCTAGAATTAGGTGATATTCCTAAAGCTAAAAAACTAAAAGCAATTGTAGCAGAAAGAGAAAATACTGAAGCTCAATTGCAGCAAATGCAACAAGAAAATATTTTATTAAAGGGACAATATGCTCCGCAAAGCCTCACTGAAGAGGAAGCAGAGATATTTGCCCAGTTACAATCTGAAGCACAAATGACCCCCAATGATGGGCAAGTCTAGCAAAGGATAGATATATATGAGCGATTTAGAAAAGTACATGGATGATGCCAACCTAAGTGACTTAGGCGCAGAGACCAGTGCTAGTGAATCCACCGAGGCAAGCGTAGAGAGCCCCTCAACTAGTGAAGTTGAAAGTCAAGCAAGTGAGAGCGAGTCACCAAGCTTAGAGGATCAACTTAATGACTTTAATTCTCAAGAAACTAATCAAGAGAATGAAGGTCAACCATCCAATGCTTTATTAGACCAATTAAATGATCTTGGCGTTATCCGACAAGGGATGCCAGTTGAGTTTGATGATGTTGATAAGGTTAAGGAGTATTTGTCTAAAGGTTTCGACTACACAGCTAAAACAATGGAATTAGCTGACCAGCGAAAAGAGTTTGAATCTCAAATGCAAGCGCAGCAAGAAGAGATCCAACAGATTCGCCAGGAAGCTGAGACTTTTAGAAATGAGAATCAAGAAAAATTAACCGAAAACGAGGTTATGGGACAGGTTCTATCTGAGTTAAGAGATTCAGATCCCGATGCTTTTAATTACATTGCTAACGCCTACAGTAGAATGATGGGTACTATTCAAATGCAGAATAATAATCCTGTTTTACAAGGTGTTAATCAAAAGATCAGTGAACTAGAAAAACAACTTCAGAGCAAAAACCAAGAGCAAGAGCAGAATGAAATTAGCAACATTCAACAGGAATGGACTAATGGATTACAAGAAGTTCAATCAAGTTTTGGACCTAAGCTTAGACAGCTAGGAATAAAACCAAATTGGCAAAAAGTTCAAAACAATTGGAAAAGCGACAAGTCAGGGCAAACCTCTGTAAAGGAAGCTTTTTTTGCTGTTCATGGAGACCAAATACATAAAGCTTTAGAGGCTCAAAGTAGGCTTAACGCCACAAGGGCTAAAAGCAATAGTCGTATGGGTCCACAGAAAACTGAAGAGGTTAAAACTGATCAAAATAAAAGCGTCCATGGCTCTGGTACTTACTTGAAAGATCTTGAGTCCATAGCTGCAAAGTATGTATAACAAAAGGATAAGTTATGGCGTTTACTTACACACAAGTCACGGCTAGAGTGTTGGCCGCTTAATATAGGGATATATTAATATGAACTGGGGAAAAAACGGGAAGGCTAAAATTCAAAAGAATCATGCTAATCCGAACGGAAGTATCGGGAGTAACAACCCCTTACACGTGCAACGCATAGGCAATGAAACTGCAATAGCAGAATATAACTTGCCCACGAGTCTCCGGCACCTAGAACAGGTGAAAAGGTATGCTGAACTTATGGGAAACCATAAGAACTAGAGGATAAAAAGCCTTTAGGGTAACAAATTGATCACTAACGATCTAATTAAGGATAAATTAAGTGAAGGCGTTTTCAATTCAAATGCTTTCTTAGCACGTCTAAGAGAAAAACAAATGTTAGAGGAAGGCGGGAATAAGATTCTTTGTCCTTTAATGACAGTAGATGATACTGGGTCAACAGGTGAGTTCTACTCTCCACGAGATGCTCTGTCTCTAAATGAATATGATGGAATTTCGGCGTCTGAGCATGACTGGAAATACATCGTAGAGAGCGTTGTAGTTTACAAGGCTGACATTGCTAAAAATGCTGGTAAACTAGGTGTTTTAAAGCTTATTGACAGCAAAGTTCGTCAAGCTGAAATGGCAATGAGACAAAGAATGGCTAAAAGTGCTGTTGGTGATGGAACTGGTGCTAATGAGTTCATCGGTCTAGATGCTATTATCGCTTCATCTGGTTCTTACGGCGGGATTGCATCTACTGATCTTCCTAGCTGGGTTTCTTATGTAGATGACAATAGCGATGTTGCTAGGGCTTTAACTCAAGCGATCGTTGACAAGGCTTACGACCAAGCTGCTGAATTTGGAATTGGTGCGCCTACTCTTGGTATCATGGGTAAAGGTGTTTTCTCTAAGTTCAAAGGACTTTTAACAGGTATTCAAAGAACTACTCGTGAAAATACTCTTGATGGTCTAGGACATAAGGGACAAGCTCTTGTCTACAATGGGATCGACCATATTATTGAGAACAATATGAATTCTGGGGAATTATATTATATTGACGAGGGTCATTTCCGTCTTCATGTGCATCAGGACCATAACATGCGTCGTCAATCGATCAAAGATCTTGAGACAGCTGATGCATTGCTTGAAAGAATTTTCCTTTACGGTGCTGTTGTTGCTTCAGAGAGAAAATTTCACTCAAGAATTAATGATATTACAGTTTAATTAAAGGGGTATAGAATGAAATTATTACTTTTATCTTTCGTTTTGACCTTCTCTGCCTTTGGTAAGGTATGTTTAGAAGGTCGTTCAACTACTGAAGACGGTACAGGGTCTATCAAGTCTCAAGAGATTTGTTATATCAATGTAAAAAATGGTTCCGGTGGATCTTTAGCTAAAGGTGCTGTGACTATCTTAGATGAAGACGCAGCTAATGGGTTCACTGTAAACACAAGTACAACAGCTGGTGCCGTTCCTCATTGTGTTTTAATGGAAGCTTGTGCATCTAACAAAGTTTGTAAGTGTCAAACTTACGGATATGCTAGTTTTGTAGATTTTGATGTAACGAACTCAAATGCTACAAAAGGAAACTTGGCTTTTATCTCTGAAAATAACGCTGGTTATATTCAAGGTGAAGCTGAAGGCTCTTATGCTGCTTCAGATGTTCCAGTTGGTGTTTTCCTTGAAACTGCTTCAGCTTCAGGAGAAATCAAAGTTTGGCTTAAGCTCGACTAATGTTTAATCACATAATTGGGGGTGGGTTGATACTCACTCCCTTTTTATTCAGATTTTCTCATGGAATGAGTCAACCAAGGATTTCAAAAGCCTTTTTCTTGTACTTTGTCTGTGCAATAGCGGTCTTTTTCTATGAGAAGTCAAAAGATATCGATATCAAGCATAAACTTGCTATGGTGTCGATTATTGCCATAAGCTTATTTAATACAAATATGTTTATGAGCAATAGATTCTGGCTACAATTTCAGCTCTTAAGCAGCTTTTTATTCTTGTTTTACATGATGATTACTAGTGATCTAAAAAAAGAAGTTCTTATAAGATATATAATTGCTTTATGCTTTATCGAATCTTTCTGGGTCTTCTCCGCTTCGTTAGGACATAATTTTTACGACTATCTCGCCATGCTTTTCCCAGGTGTCGAAGTCGCTGAAAAGTCTATTTCTTATCAGAAGTATCCTTTAGGAAGTTTGAATAATCCAAATTTATCAGGGGCTTTAATTGCTGTGACTATGCCCTTCTTCTTCAAAAAAGATGTATGGCCATGGCTTATCTTGCCAGCGACTAGTTTATATTTATGTGATTCAGCAATGAGCTTTTTAACCTTAATTGCTGGTGTATCATTTTATCTATGGAATAGGTTTACTAAAGATAAATTAACTCCCTATATAAGCTTTGCAGCTCTAGGGATTCTTTTTTTAGCAATAGGACTACCAGAATCGGGATTTTTTAGTGGACAGTCTAGATATCAAGCATGGATGAAGTCACTTGATTATTTTACTAGTCCTCTTTTCGGTCATGGATTAGGTTGGACAGGGGACATTTTTAGAGAAAATGTCTTTGGTCGAGAGTACTTTGTGCAGCTTCATAATGAATACTTGCAAACTCTATTAGAGATGGGAATAGTCGGACTATTTTTCTTTGTAGCAGCCTGGATGATATGCGCTCTAAGATCAAGAAATATTCTAGTATCCTCCTCAATGTTTGCTATCGCTGTAAACTCTTATGGGAATTTTTATTTTCATATCTCTCTGCTTAGTTTTGTCGCTTTAATTATTGCTGCAATTGCCTATAATAATAAAGAAGGTGTTTTATGAGTCAACAATGGAATGGTAAGGCTTTAATTGATTGGTTTGGAGTTAGACTATGGGACTCATCAACTACTTTTAGAGGCTATATAATCGATTGGATAAATGAAATCCAGAATGATCTAGTGGCTGATTTGCCTATTGATCATTATCTTTTTCAAATGAAAAAGCTCCTCCCTACAGAGCAGGAAATAATTGATTTATCTCCTCAAATTCCAAGTGCTGCTTCAGCTGCTATTGCTAGTGGCGGAAATTTGACGGAAGACTCAAGCTATAAAGTTTATTTTACGTTCATTCTATGGGATGCAGACCAGAAAAAATATATAGAATCAGAATTATCAGAGGCAGCAACAGAAGTGACTGCCACAGCAACAGATAAAACAATCAATTTAACTTCTATTGATGTTTACGATGGCACAGCTACAATTGAGCCCCAAACAATTTGGCGAAGAGTTTACGTTGCGACAAAAGCAGATGGTGAAACTAGCTATGGTGAAGCTTTTTACTCCCAGGACATTGAAGACAATACAACTACCACTTTAAGCATCACAGCTGAGCCAAGTTCAACAATAACCGCTCCTAGCTACACTGAAGTTGGAGAGTTATCAAGTAAGCATTCATATTTTAGCCCTGGTAATCGATTCTTAAGAAGAGAAGACATGAACAGGATTAAGAGATTCGATCCTGATAGTTCAACCAGCTCAACACCTAGCTATTTTGATTTTGTAGGAAGTGAAAGAATAATTCTTTACCCGAAATTATCCAGCACAGCTACAACAGATCAAAGAACGCTTAGTTATTATGTCTATAGAAGACCACACGAGATCTTTTATGATGTTACTCGCCCAGTTGATCTGCCAATTGATTTTAGAAAAGCATTAGTTGAGGGAGTTGATTGGAAGGCTTACGAGTTTAGAGATAGAGCAGGCAAAGAGTCTAAGGCTCAAAACTATGAAGCTTACAAGAGACAAATAATAAGAAAATACAAAAGACAAAAACAAAGACCGTCAACCATTAGAGATGTTAATGGTGATTTTAGAGGCTATGAGGTCTAGATGCCACAAAGACTAAGGCAAACATTTAAATTCAAAGATTTTAGCATACCTGTAAGCTATGAATCAGATGCTCAAGGCAGAATGAGAGATGCCAGGAATGTTTATACTAATAAAAATAGGCTGGACACTCGTCATGGAATACAAAGATTTAATACTTATGCTCTTGGGGCTTATGGTTTCTTTCTTGACATATCAACACTGGACGTAAATAAGCTTGACACTGAAAACAGCATCGACAATGAATCAGTTTTGTCTGACTGTGACTCTGTTACCTTTTTCAAAAAGACTGATGGAACTAGCTACACAATAGTAAAGGCCGGTATTACTCTTTGGTCTATTGCCAGTGATGGAAGCCATACAGCTTTAAAAACAAACTTATCAGCTACAGCAAAGCATAGAGCTATCACAATGACCGATAGACATATTATTGCTATTGGTACATCGGGATTATTCACTTACGATGGTGTCACATTTACCCAACTTGGGCAGGATAGCAGTGATACGGCCGTAACAGTAGCCGCAAGTGGATCAGGAAATAGCTTAACTGCTTCTGATTATCAAGTGGGCTTTACTTGGTATGCAAGCTCAATAGGTTTCGAATCTAATTTATCAACAGCAAGCGCAACAGTGACAGTCGCAAGTGGTGAGCAAATAGACGTCTCAGGAATTCCCACAAGTGCAGATAATGAATTGATTGATAAGAAAAGAATATATTTTAAAGATGTCACAAATGAAGGTGCATGGCTTTTTTGGGATGAGATTAACTTAGATGTGACAACAGAGACAATTGATAACGATGCCTCAAGCACACAAACTCCTCCCACTAAAAATGCACGTCCTTTAGGAAATGGTGCCAAGTTTATTGAGAGATTTGGCAATAAAGCAGTTATTTCTGGTATAGATAGCTTTCCTTCTGATGTTTTATTTAGTGAAGAATATTTACCCGATGCTTTTGATGATTCAACTAGTACAAGATTAGTTTTTAAGGCTAACGGAAATGGACCGATAACAGGGATTAAAGTTGGATATTATACAAGCGATAATCTTAATCCTTATATTTGTGTCTTTAAGAAAAGAGGGATTGATGTTTATTCAGAACTTGGAGGAAATCCAAGCTATTCTACTGTTAGTTCTACTGTCGGCTGTGTCGCTCCTGATTCTTTACAAGAAATAAATGGGGACATTTACTTCATGTCTGAGTCTGGCTGGCATGTTATTAGTAATGGTCGATTAGTTGAGAAAAAGAATAAAGCTTTTAAGCTTGGCGATGGTGATATTGATTCTATCTTTACTGAAGAGGGCTTCACTTACGAGTTAAACAAATCAAATTTTGATAATTTCTTTAGTGTCTATTATCAGACCTTAAACCAATACTTAACTTTTGTTAGTGAGTCTGGGAATTCAAGAATCGAGAAAGCCTATAATTATGAATTTGATATAAATGGTTTTCGTCCCTATGAGTTCAATCTTGAGTATACTTGTGGGTGTATTGGCGAAGACTCCCAGGGCAATGAAATAGTGATTTTGGGTGGTAAAAATGGGCGTTTGTATAAGCATGGAACTAGCATAACAAAGCATGATGTAGATGCAGATAACAATAGTGTATCAATCCCTGCCTTTGCTCAGTTGTATTGGTTAGCCCATGAGGATCTAGATGCTAGTCTAAATTTTGGAACTATGATTTTCAAAGCTCTAAGCAATGAACAAGATATAACTGTCAGATGTTGGCTAGATTACAAGCTAAGTGACTTAACTTCTAAAACGTATAGTTTTACTGACACAAGTGGATCATTTATCCTAGATGTAAGCAAGCTAGATGAGCAGGTGTTAAGTGATGGGCGAACAATAGTAAGAAGTTTAGGAAGTGGAATATATAAAACAAGTCAGAGCTTATTAGTTGGTTTTTATATGGATGGGATTGATTACGATATGAAATTAATTTCAGGGCAGATCGATGCAAGCAAAAATGGCAACCCTAATTAGGAGAAATATACAATGAAAAAGTTTTTATTAATTACAATGATGCTAGTAGGGACGGTTTACGCTACTTGTTCCTCTCCTATTAGCCGTTCAAACTTTGGTGCTAACTCAATTTTAACAAGTAGTGATTTGAATACTCAGTTTAATACTGTTTACAATCACTCAAATGATTTAAGCGGTACTTGTATCACTGATGCGACTTTAACTAATGATAAGTTTGCAACAGGAGCAATCGCCAATAGTACAGTAACTTCAAAAAGTGCTGCTTACACAATTACAACAAGTGATCAAATCAATTTAGGGAACGCCTCAGGTGGTGCTTTTACTTATACTCTTCCTACAGCGAGTGGGAATTCAGGATTAAGACTAGTTATCAAGAAAACTGATAGCTCAGAGAATGCCATCACAATTAATGGTAATGGTAGTGAGACAATTGATGGAGATACAACACTTCTCTTAAACTCAGAAAATGATTTTGTTGAGATTGTATCAGATGGATCAAACTGGGCGATTATTGATAATGGAATAAAAAACAGATCAGAAACCAAGCTTTTAACGGCTGATGTTACAGCTCAAACAGATTTATCAGACCTTACCTTTACAGGATTAACTGTAGGGAAAATATATCATGTTACAGGTCAAATGAGGGGTAACTTTACAGATGGTCAAGACGTGGGTGTTAAATTCTTTTCAGCTGCTTCAGGAAGTGGGACTCAATATGGATTTACTTTTGGAGATACTGGTGGGGTCACAGTTAATGACTTAACTAGGGCGGTGTCTTTAAAGTTTGTCGCTACGAGTACAGCTCTTTATGTTTATAAACAAAATGCTAACAAAATATTTTACGGTAATAGCACAAAAAATGAATCGTTTTTAACTATTACTGAATTAAACGATGAAGTAGAAACAACAGACTTTTAATAAGGACTAACTATGTTAGGTGGATTATTTGGAAAAAAAGGTAAAGACAGAGCAAAGGGCGGATTACTTGGCGGTGCTTTAGGCGGTGCCGGTGGCGCATTAATGGGTGCCGGAATAGGTGGTGAAAGCCTTAGTGGCATGCTCTTTGGTAAAGATCGAAAGATTAAAGCTCCTAAGATGATGATGACTCCTCTTGATCCAAGAGCGAATGAGCTTATCAATGCTTCAATGCCAGCTAGAAAAAAGCTACTTCATGAATATCAAGATGAAATATTAAAAGCTAAAAGACAAGCCGACCCATTAGAACTGGCCAAGCAAATAACTGGGACTCGAATGGCCCAAACTGAAAGAGGTTTACTAGGTTCAAGAGAAGATCAGTTAAGACAGCTTAAGGAAATGACAGCAAGAAGAGGTTTAGGAAATAGCTCGATAGGCATAGGAGCTGCTTTAGGTGTCAATAGAGACATTGGACAAAGAATGGCACAAGCAAGAGCAGATATAAGAGGCGGAGAAAGCTTGTTAGGTCAAGATATTAGCAGACAACAGGCAGCTGATAGAATGAGAGCTTTGCAAGGTGCTAGTGCTGGGATTGGATCAATTTTATCAGGGATGCCGGTTCAAAGAAATATGTATCAACAGCAAAGAGATCAAACTGTCAGAGGTCCAGGGCTTATAAATGCATTAGCTCCGATTGGTGGTGCTTTAATCGGTGGAAAACTTGGTGGAGCACAAGGGGCAGCTGTTGGAATGCAAGCAGGGTCAGGCATTGGAAGAATTATGCAGGGGATGTATTAAAATGAATGGTTTAACGGCAAGAGAAAGAGCTTTTCAAGAAGGCTTAGACATGTTGCAAGGAGCTGCTCAGCAAGGGTTTAAAGCCTATGAGCAAAATCAACAGGCTAAAAGAGATAGAGCATTGCAAGCATTAAACTTGCAGAATCAACTAGCTCAAACTGGAATGGAAATAACTCCTGAAGTTCAACAACAAGTTAGCCAAGCAGTTGAAAGTGGTGAATACGGTTCACTTGGTGGAGTCTTCAGTCAAGCTCGCCAAGGACAAATGCAAAGACAAAGAGATCTTGAAGCTCAAAAGCTGCAAAGAGAGCAAGATCGATTAGCACAACAGCAAAGAGAGCGTGAACTAGATAGACAATTTAGACAACAGCAATTGGCACAACAGCAAAGCCAATTTGAGCAAAGAATGGGCCAGCAAGAAGCCGACAGATTAGCTAAGCAACAATTAATGCAGCAACAAGCAATGCCAACTCCTCAAAAGAAGTTAGCTAAATTAGGCGCAGAGGCAAAAAGTAAAGTTGGTTCGCTTGCTAGTGGGATTGATGCAATAAACAAAATGGAAAAGTCTTTGTTAAGTGGTCAAGGGGATGCTGACTATATTACTTCAGACACTCCTTTTATTGGTGGGCTAATATCAGACAATCCTTTCACTGAAAATCAAAGAGTTTTAACTGAAGTGGTTGGGAGACTACAATCAGGTGGGGCGATCAATAAAGATGAAGAAAAAAGATTTGCCGATATGGGTCCACGTCCAGGTGATAACATGGAGACTCAAAAAAGAAAATTAGAAAATCAAAGAAGATTTTTACAAAATAAATTAAATGCTTTTGGGTTTCAATCAGGTGAGTTAGCCGATTTAGGATTTGAGGTTTCACCTAGATATAATCCCAGTCAACAATTTGCTTTAAACCCAGTAAATGTGCCAGGAATGGATGGGCAAGCGGTAGCCGGTCAAGGCGTATTTACAAGAAATGAGCAAAGAAGACAAAGAATAGAAGAGTTAAGAGCAAAAAGAGGTCGTTAATGTTAACTCCTGAAGAAGAAAAAGAATTAGCATTATTAGAGCAAGAAGAAGCACAGTTTCAACAAATGAACACTGGTTTAACTCCTGAAGAAGAGGCGGAGCTGGCACAATTAGAAGCTGAAGAAGCTCAAATGAGCAATTTCCAAATTGACCCTACTCAGGAAGCTGATTTAGGCTTTGCTCTTAGATCAAGATTCGCTATTGAACCACTTCAAACAAATAGAGCAGCTTTATTAATTGAAGAACTTGGTCAAGAAAATGTTATGCAAGACCAAGAGGGAAATCTATTTGTTCGTGATGAAAATAATATATTTAAGCCAGTAAATGCCCCTGGAGTAAGTCCAGCCGATATTGCAGACATAGCCGGTGCATTGCCCGAATCAGTCGGTGGATTAATCGGAGGAGCTGGCGGAGCTGTTGGGGGTGCAGTTGGTGGAGCAGGTGTCGGTGCCATTCCAGGTGCTATCGCTGGCGGTGTTGCAGGTGGGGCAGCCGGATCAGCGGCTAGACAAGGCTTATCAGCATTATTAGGGACTCCTCAAGTGGCGGATATTGGCGAAAGGGCAAAGGAAGTTGCTTTAAGTGGTGCCTTTGGTGGTGTTGCGGCCGGATTAGGATCAGGTGCTAAAACAGTTGCAAGAAAGGTCTTCCCTAAAGTTGGAATAGATAAAGCCTTTAAAAATGCTTCTAAAAGAGTAGGAATAAAGGCTACTAAGGGGCAGTTGGCAGGAGGTAGAGAGCTAGATTTAGAAAAGCAACTTGCTGAAACTCCTTTTTTTGGACGTGGAATAAAGAATAAAATTAATAAGCAAATCACTCAAATAAAGACAAATCTAAAAGACGATTTTAGCAACTTTGATGAAATAGATTTTGATAGAACTGGAGCTGGTGGGCTACTTAAAGATAATGTAGATCAAATAAACTCAGCTATAAAATTTAAAGCAAGTGATCTATTTGATGAGGTAGCAGAAAAAGGAACTAATGTTAATGTGAGAAGTGATGTAGTCAGAAAATCACTTGCTAAAAACTTAGGTGATATAAAAATTCTAGATGATGCTGGAATGCCACTTAATTACAACGCTAAATCAGGTTTAACTAGGGACCAATTTAATAAGGTTCAAAGTGTTGCTATGGATGTTTTAGACAGCCTTGATGAGACTGCAAAAATGTCAAATGGTTTAGTAAATGCCAATGAGATAAACACCCTTAGAAAAGTTATAGACTCAAATATTAGAGAAACTGGAAAACAAGGCTTAGATGATGTTGCACTTTTAAGACTTCGTGAAGGTTTTATGAATGTTACTGAGGATATGTTGGGGGCTCAAAGCAAAGGTCTTAAAAAAGACTTTCAAGCTGCCAGGGGTCTTTGGTCAAGATACTTAAAGAATAAAAGGCTTATTGAAAAAGACTTAAAGATAGGCGGAGTTAAAGACTTATCAGATGAGAAGGTTCTTCAAAGAGTTTTTAGAGATAAAAAATCATTAGAACAACTTAAAGAAATTGCTGACGATAGAATGATTGAAGAGGCAGGGACAGATTACGTTAAATCAATTCTAAGCAAAAGGTTGGGCGCAGATGAACAAATATCTGCTATTGGAGCATTAAAGGCACTGAGAGATAAAAGAGAAGTATTGCAAGCTGCTTTAGGAAATAGGAAATATCAAAGATTAATTGATAATCTTGAGGTTTTAGACAGAATAGGTAAACCAATTAATCCAAGTAGAACAGCAATTACTCAGCTTCAAACTGAAGTATTAAAAGGGCTAGGATTAATGGCAAGGCGAGCAGGTAAATCAGTTGCCGAACCGAGTGCGGATGCGCTTGCTAGTTTTCTTAAGCCATCAGCTCCATTAATCAGCGAACCAATATCAAGAGACTTAACTTTTCAAAACTTATTTAACCAGGAAAAGTAATGCAATTTCAAAACAGAGAATCAACATTAAATAAAACAAATACAGCTCTTGATAATGGGGCTACTTACGAGGGTACGTGGGAAGACGTTAGCGAGTTTTCAGAGATTAGGGCATATTGTAAAACCGATCAAACTTCTTTGATGAAACTACAATTTTCTCCTGATGGCAATAATGTTGATAGCTCTTTAAATTATGAAGTTAACGGATCAATCCCTTCGGTGCATAGATTAGCAGTAACAAGACCTTATTTTAGAATAATCATTGAAAATAATTCTGGTTCAAATCAAACTTTTCTTCGAGCAGGTGTATTGCTTTTTAATGTGCATGGGACTTTGACATCTCCTTCTAATACTAATCAAAATCAATATGCTGATGCAATTAACACAAGACCGTCAGTTTACGAGGATGAAGTAGTAATTGGAAGAAGAAGAGGGGTTAGGGCGTTTTCAAAGTTTGCTTATAATAATGATGTTGATACAGGTACAGAGCAAATATGGCCTAATGGGGCAGCTTTTACTCCTTTGGATGCGGCTAGTACTTTTACAATAGCTTATACTCAAGCTAATGATGGGTCATCGTCTGAGGGGGCTAAAACTCTTTTTTTTCAATATCTAGATTCTAATGGTGAGTATGCCGAGGCTACGCATACGCTTGGAGATGATGGGAGTGATGTAACTTCTTTTTCAGGACTAGGCATAAATAGAGTAGCAGTAGCAAGCTCTGGTTCTACTGATACTAATGGAAATAATATTACTATCACAGCGACAACTGGAGGATCTCAGCAAGCTTTTATCCCTACTGGGAAAGGTGTTACACAGCAAGCGATTTACCATGTTGCTCACAATGCCAATGCTATTGTTAGAAGTTTACTCTTTAATAGTCGTAAACTCTCCGGTAGTTCTCCACAAGTTGAAATTTTGGGCTGGGTTTACAATAGAAATGTCCAAACAAAATTTGAGGTTTACAGAATTGAGATAGATACAAGCGTAGAGAATAATATACCTATAACTAACCTAGTAGGATTCAAATTAAATTCTAGTGATGTCTTATATTTTGAAGCTACGACAAACACTGATAATACCCCAGTTGTGATTAGGTTTACACTTATGGAATATGAAAACGTAGCAAGTTAAAGCCATGGAGGGCTTATATGAAAATACTAGATCAACTAATGGAACATGTTAGCGGTGGTATAAAGCTTTTAGTTCTAATCGTAAGCCTGGCGTTTTCTGCTTATAATTTTATCGTTAAGTCCTTAAGATCAGAGATAAATGAAGTTGAGCAAAAGATTATGATAATCCGAAACAAAGATATAGAGCTGCTTGACACAAAGCTAGATAGCCTAGGGGTGGACTTAGTGGACATTAAGGAACAAAATAAAGTTATAATGAATCACTTGCTCCGGCAAAAACAAGGAAGGTAATTATGCAAGACAATGACAAATTATTAAAGCTCGCTAACTCTATCAACAGCTTAGTTGACATTGGTGAGGAAGTATTCAAAGACGGCAAAGTTGATTTTGCTGACGTTGCACAGATTGGACCTCTACTTAAAGAAGTAGGAGACTTGGTAGATGTTTTTAAAGCACGTCAAGAATTGCTTGAAGAAGTTAAAGATCTTGATGCTAGTGAAGCCGTTGAATTTATCCAAGCTTTACTTGAGAAAAAGTAATGTGGGAAAAAATACTTGCAGTATTTTCAAAAGATATAATTGGTCTAGTAAAAGAGGGATTTATTTCCCTCTCTAGATCAATTAAAAGATGGTGGAAGGCTAGGCAAGCTAGAAAGAGACAAAAAAAGCAATTTAAAGACATAGAAAAAGAATACAAAAGGAAGCATGATGATTATAAAGATGATCGCTCTACTAGGGATTCTCTGCCTTAGTTCATGCAAACATGGTAGGCCAGGCGGAACTACTGATAGAGATCTGCAAAGAGAACACAAGGACGAACAGTGCTTAATTGAGTTTTCTTATGATGAAGACGGCAAAATAATAACTGATAAAAGCGTATGTTTTTGCAGAGACAAAGAATGGTCTATCTTTAGAGTTGGCCCTACTTCAAGATTCGAAGCTTGCCAGCTGCTTATTGTGATGGGATGCTTGGTTATCCTAAATCAGATAGAGTAGATGCTTTTATCGAGCAAACAAGATTATTAATATTAAAGGGAGTAGGGTGGTAATATGAGTTTTATAGCTGCTATTTTATTTATGAGTGCAATGGGTTTTGGTGGATATAACCTCCAAGAAAGATACGAGCTTTGTAAACTAGATAAGAACAAAGATCAAAAAGAGTGCGATATTTTTTACAAAGAAGAGTGTGTTTGCAGAATTAAAACATGCGAAAAGAAGCTTATAAAAAGTAAGTGATCAAGAGAAAAATATCACGCATAGACTCTATTATAGTTCATCACACAGGATTCATGCCAAAACCTGAGCAAGATGACATTTCTTTTATCAGACATATTCATAAACAAAGAGGGTTTGAAGATGCTGGCTATCATTTCTATGTTAGGACAGATGGCGAGGTTCAAGCTGGAAGAGATATAAAGTTTGCTGGGGCTCACTGTAAAGGGAAAAATAAATACTCAATTGGGGTAGTAATGGCCGGGAACTCAGCCTTTACTGCCAATCAATTCTTTGCATTATATCGATTACTTGAGTTTTTAATTCAAAAATATGAAATCAATCCCGACAAAATAACTAGGCATTGTGACCACCACAATACACTTTGCCCAGGGTTCCAATTGAGCAAAGCGTTTTTAAATGACATGAAAAAGAAGTATACTTAAATGGTGGTAGCAAATGGATTTGCTATGATCTCCTCAAACAGTGTTCCAAGGGGTGTCTTTTAGATGCCCCTTTCTAAGAAAGAGAAACAAGATCTTAACGAAAGTATAGCTAGGATGCAAGATACTTTAATGATAGCGAAAGAAGAAAATAACACTACTCTAGTAAAGATAATTGAGAAGTGTCTGAAAGCACTGGAGCGCAAGAAAGATCAATGATTGTTACTTCACATCTAGGGTTTTCTTTATCGATCCCACCTGTTCTATGGATAGAGTATTGAACAAATTTGTCTGAGTCGTCCTCAATGCAGTTAATCTCAACTAAAGCATCACAAAAGAATTTTTCTATTATCGAGGTTATGTTTGCTCTATCTCTTTTTCTTTTATCTTTATAATAGACGACAAATTCAAGACCTATTTTATCTGAAAACCTAACCCCTTTTAAACTATGAGAAACAAGTTCTTTGAATTGCCTTTTTAACTTGTTATTGATTTGATAATGAAGGTTTCTGTAAACATTTAGATTAAGATAATACTTCTTGGCATTAGATTTTTTGCTTATCTGTAAATAGAGTGGGCATGATATTGTAATATTAATGGAGGGTAGCTCTTGGATTGAAGTTCATTAACAGCTCTTTATTGCTATTAATTGTCGATTCGATGAATTTTCTCTTAATAGGGGACTTCTCTTTTGCAAGCTTATTTTCAAGTTCAATAATTCTATTGTTTATATGCAAGATAAGCTCTTCCCTTGAGCTTAATTTATAGATCTCTTTAGTTTTGTTCATTATAATTAACCAAGTCTTGAATAGTCATTTTTCCTGAAATTAAATAGCCTATGAAATATGGCCAACTGTATTTCTTTTTCTTAGTCCAGTAATTGTTGCCATGACCATATCCAACCATGTGTCCTAAAATTTCATGAGCAATATGACCGGCATAATCATCAACAGATAAGCTATTTATTTTTCTTGAATTGATAGTTATGTTTTGTCCTTTTGTATATCCAATTACTCGGCTCCACCATTTCCATGGGCGATATGAATAGATCTTTACTTCTCGATCAGAGTTTAAGAAATGTCTCACTTTTGCCACAACTTCGTTGTTTGTATCCTCAGTGTAAGTAAAGTATTTGTCTTCAGGAAGTTGATAAATTTCGTCAAGCTGTTCGCCTATTCTTTCCCAGAAAAGCTCAATTGCTTGATCAATTTTCTTAAAACCTGTTTTGTTAACTATTTGTATATTCATCTGATAATTATTTCTAAAAAACATGAGTTTTACAATGGTTTTTTAAGCTGAGACAATTAAATAAAAGTTGTAGCAAAGGAGTTGCTATGTATTTGCAGGCCATACCTATAAAGGGACAGAAATACAAAGTTTACATGGACGAAACAGATCACTACACACTAGGTTATTGTGACAAAAACGATAAAAAAATAGTCATATCTAATAAATGCCCAAAAGATAAATTTATTGCCACCTTAGCTCATGAAATTTCGCACGCTTTTATTCATGAATGCTTTCTAGATCAAACCTTAGACCCAACACAAGAGGAAATATTTTGCGAAATTGTTTCTTGCATAATCGAACAATTTGGAGATTTCTTTTTAGATCTTAAAGAAATAGCCTTTTCTCTAAAGGCGGTGCAGTGAAATCAGCATTACTTTTAGGTGACATTCATTTTGATGCAGAAGACAAAAAGCTGTTAAAGAAAACTTTTGAAATATCTAAAGCTGAAAAGGTGGATCATATTTATTTCTTGGGAGATGTTTTAGATGCATACGCCTTAAGTAGCCATGAAAAACATCCCGATATAAAAACAACCTTTCAGTATGAAATAGATTATACAAAAGAGCAGTTTTCTAAAATAAGGAAGATGTTTCCTAAAACAAAGATCACAATAATATTTGGTAACCATTGCTCTAGAATATATAAATATATGCAAAAGAATTGTCCTGAAATCTATCATTTCTTGAGAATTGAAGAACTATTAGAATTAGAAAAATTCAATATTAAATACGTTCCTTTTGGGCATAGGCAAGGATTACAAATATTAAATACCGATTTATACGGCCGTCATATTCCTTACAGTGGTGGTCAAAATCATTCACTAGGCAGTATTAAAAAAGGACTTCATTCGTTAGTGTATGCCCATCTACATACTTACCAATACGCTGTTCACGTTGCAAAGGATGGAACTTTATTAAGATCATTTTGTAATATGTGTTTGGTCGATGTTAACAACCCCAAGTTTAACTATGTTTCTATGCATCCTAATTGGGTTCAAGGTTTTTCATTAATTCATGCTGACAGAAATGGTTCATGGTTTGATGAAAAAGCTATGGTGGTAGATGGCAAGCTTAGATTCAGAGATAAGTCTTACCGGCTTTAGTATTAACTTCCTAAATCAACCCATCTTTGCATTTCATGAATTAAATCTTTTACAAGAGTTCGGGGGACTCCGTTTAATGTATACTCGGCATATTCAGGGTAGGTTACTTCAATCTTAATGTCTAAAGAATAACCATCGTCGTAAAAATGAGATTGTTCTAAATTTATTTTGTATTCAACATCATTGTAAGAACTAGTGTTGTGGTTTTTGGTGATTTTATACACTTTCAATACCCACTACTATTGACCACCCCATAATCAGTAAACTACCGCAAAGTAAAGCAAACATAATGTAGGCTATTAAGTTTTTAATCATCTAAGCATTCCGGCGTTTCTGGCAATTCAGGGATACTCTCTTCATAAACAAAGTGAAGCATGTCTGATTGAACAATCTCTATTCGATCCCTTGCCCATCTCTTAAATGATTCATTCACATTGCTGTTAATAACATTGTGAAGTCTATCAAGTTCATTGTTAAATAATTCATTTCTGTTCATTTTCTATTTCCTCGCATTCTTCTAAAGCTTCTAGCGCAAGACGTCTTAAGTGTGAAGTGTTATAGGCAACCCACTTCGACCAAGAATTATGGTCTTCTGTTTTATAAATCTTTTTCAAAGCCTCACGCATGATTTTGTTTTGCTCTATAAGCTCTTTGATGTTCCCAATATCGTCCTCGCAATCTGCGCAGAAAGCTCTTTGATTATAATAGTAATGTTTTACATCGCCGCACGTAGGACAATGGATGTGTTCTTTATTGTTCATTATTTCCTCTCAAATCTGAATTATATTATTTCCCAGTTTATCTCTCTTTCGGTTTTATTGTTTGGGCTTAAGTCATTTACACCACAAAAACCGTTGCAATCTTGTAGCGGCTTTACTTCTCTACCCTTCATGTCATCTAGAGATTTCAACTCAGGGTAGTCGAGGTGCGGTTTTAAAAAAACCAAGTTTGCATATTTCCATTTTTTAGCTTTATCCTTAGATTTTTTTGACTGATCTTTCAGCATTGTAACTGGGACACCCTTTTGATCTGTTATATCATGTTCAACCTTCGCCATTTTTTCAAATAACTTAGGAAATTCCTTTTGTATTTTCTTCCAATACCCAATCCCACCTTGAACACAACCTGTTTTTAAACAATTATTATTGTGAAAACCCAATGAATAAGCGAGGGGGACTTCTATGCCTGCCTCTTTTAGATACTTAAAACAGTCTCCTTTGTTCATTTTTTTCTCTATAAGGGGAAATAATGGTCTTGTGTGGGGGTGATTAAGTTCTAAAGCATTGGCCCTATTTATCTCTTTTTTGCTAAACTCAAATCCGAAAACTTGATGGTTGTATTCGTTTTCTTTTTCCCATTTTTCTCTGACACGCCTTTTAAGCATATAAGAGCAAATTGCACCAGTCGCAGTATTTAAACTGTTATGCCGAAACCAAGTGTCCTCAATATTTTTATAATCATTAGATTTTAACATCTTAATATCTAACCCATACCATTGTTCACAATCTTTAAGAAATCTATAAGTATCTAAATGCTCGTTCCCAGTGTCTAGCATAATTACTTCACAATTATTTTTACTATATTTTTCAATAGCTAACTTGCAAGCAACCGAACTTGTGACTCCTCCAGACCACCAGCAAATTATTTTTTTCATATACCCTCTTTCCTCTCAAATACATAACTAAAAAACAGCGTAAACACGCCACCATATACAACTTTAAATAATATAAAATTAAGTCCAATCATAATCCACATATTTTCATGGAAGATTGGTAAGCTGAAAAAGAAAACTGAGATAATGGCTAGTTGGAAAAAGCTAGTGTGAAAGAAATTGCTCAAATGATAAAAATCCGTAAACATAACAAGCGCAGTTGAACTTAGAGGAAACTTCTCACCTTGTTCCTTATCACCATTTTTCCATTTGTTTTTCCAGCTAATATCGTTATTAAAAAACATCGGATTGAAGTTTTTAAAAATACTTTTACTATAATGAAATAAAGCCTTATCGTTTCCAGCTTTGAATATCGCTGCAAGTGCTATTAATATTGTGCTAACCATCTTTTAACTCTTTTATTACTTGGTATTCTTTTTTTATTTGATCGTCGTAGCCGGTCAAATCATACCCTCCCCAATTGTCCACACCATTACATTCGAGAATATCTAATTTAATGTCTCGACAAATTAAAGCAAAATATTCTTTCTTACTAATAGTAATTTTCTCATTTGCATCAAATTCAAATTTCATAAAACCTCCTTAATATTGTGCTAGTCATTTTAAAGCCACCCTATAAAGTCAGAGCAATTCGTTAAAGAGTAAAAAGAGGGTTCTGGGTCTCTGTAATCTGCTAACCAAGACCAATTCCCATTCTCATATTTATCGATAATAAATATGAAGTTTTGGACATAGTTATAAAATATCAAAACAAACTCCTCAACCATTCAAGCAATTGCCCATCATATTGCTGATTGAAAAATACTACTGCTAAAAGCAAAATAGTGGTGAATAAAATAAAAGTGCTTATTCTTTCAATTGTCATAGTCTCCCCAATAAGCTCACTCTTAGAACTAAGTCAAATGGACCTAAAGAAAGATGAGGGTTAAGTGCGAAGTTACCTGAAACTCTATCATTAACAACACGTATTTCACTCAAAACTAATTCGTTGTTTTTATAAACTTCGTAATAAATAACCCACGCATGTAAGTTTGTATCAGTTATCATTTAAAAACTCCAAAACATTCATTACTGCTTTTTCTATCTCTTCGCTAGTCGGTAAGATTGTTCTACATGAAACAAGTTTATTATGATGGTTATCACATTGCTTGCACCACTCATCGTTATCCTTATTGTTAACATATGAAATCGATACTTGTTTCAATTTCTTTTTTCCTGCCATTATAAAACCTTTTGAATAATTCAAAGCAAGCTTTAGTGTCTGACTCTGCATTGTGATGATTTAACTCTATGTCGAAATATTCACAACACTTATCGAGACTCAATTTTTTCTTCTCTTCTTTTTTAAGTTTACCATATTTATAAACTAGATCATAAGTGGATATACACCATTTAAAAGTTCTATTAAATTCCATTTCCATATTAGCTAGGTAGCATTCAATAGAAAGGAAGCCATAGTCGAAGTACCCAAGAGCTTTTCGACTATGGCAGACCATTATGGAATCATCAGGGATAAAATTGAGTAGTAATTCTAATTGTGGATGCTTTAATGGATGTTTACGAGCTTCCTCAATTGTTATCCCATGAATCTTATATGCCTTATGATAATCAGGCCTAAATTTGGTTGGCTTAAATTTAAAACCTTTTTCATCAAGCGTTTTCTCACCATCTGTTAAAATAACATAAGCAGTTAGTAGCTCATGTTTACCTGGAGTAAATCCCGTCGTTTCTAGGTCGATGACACTAAAAAGGTATTGAGTCACCTTCATATCCTGCGCTACTTTGAGGTGAATGAGAGCCTCCTAAATAGCCTTCTTTTTTCTTAGCCTCAATTAGCTTATAAGGCTTAAAGTAGTAGATTGAGTTTTTCTCAACACCCTCTTTAGTCTTATAAGTAGATACCTGAATATTGCATTGCTTATTAACAAATGATGCTTCATCAAGCTTGTTATCGTTGGTGGGAATGGAAAAAGCAGCTGCCATTCTTTTAACTCTATTAATTGCTTTCAATCTTAAAGCTTCATCTTTTGTATTTAAGTCATATTGAGCAAATAACACTCTATTTTTATACGTTGGTCCTGTGATTCTTACTTGATAGCTTAAAACTTTATGAGTCTTTTCATAGTTATCTTTCCACTCAAGTTTCTCAACTAAAGCATTGTATTCACCTTCTGGGATTACATCATAGCCAGTCTCAATATCGTCAGATCCGGTTAAATCAATCATAAAACACCCTCCTATTTAACGTGCTTCCACGTTCTATTTTTTATTATGTCACACAAGGTAGCCTCAGTTACTGAGTATATCTGAGATAATTCCCTGTAGGTTACCTTGGTTCTCATTTTTAATTTTCTAATATCTCTCACCATTTCATCATCCAGCTTTCTATGAGGATGATCCTCACCTCTGGCTACATTGCCATTTTGCAAACCATTTTCCCATGCATGTAATTGGTTTTCTCTATTATCACACCACTCTAAATTTTCAACTCTGTTATCTTTTTTATTGCCATTTATATGATTAACTTGAGGTTTGCCATTCGGATTTTCTATAAAGGCTATTGCTACTAACCTGTGGACTTTAAGTGTTTTTTTCTTACTATTTTTAGATAAGTAAACACGCTCATAGCTTTTTTTGGTGATAGCTTTCTTTAACTTTATTCTTTTAAAACTGGCGATTCGACCATCTTTATAAGTTATATCTTTATGAGAATAAACATCTCCATTGGATGAAACGCTGTAGTGACCCTCGTAACCTTTTACTGGAAGAATTTTCACGCAAAAACCTTTTTTAATATTTCACAAAAATCAGGTTTTTCATAAAGGTCTAACTTACCTGAGCGATCTTTACATATATATCCTTCAACTGGCTGAGTTAAAAAAGCTCTTATTTTTTCCCCATCCTCTTTTTCAATTACCTGTAGACTAAAAACAAAATCAAAGAATGCCGGTAGCTTTTTAGAGAGCTGTCCTTGAACATCAGGGACATTAAACCTACGACCCAAATTATCCTCTGTTGTTTTTTCCAAACAAGTGAAGACAACATTTTTATTTAAATCTCTAGTAAATTTTATAAATTTAGTTAGTGAGTCACCAAAGTATCCCCATTTTTTTAATGCTTGCCTGTCGTCGGGATAAACTGACTGGGCTTCCTCTAAAAACATTGAAGCTATTTCAGTTAATGAATCAAAGGCTATATTGTCATACTCGCTAATGTCATTTGATACAAGTAGTTTACGAATATCACTCAGTGAACTAGGTTCCACATAATCTATATTAAAATCTTTTAAAGACAATAGGCCCGACTCTTTTGAAACGATTAAAGTTTTATTTGGAAGGGTTGATATGGCCGTTGTTTTACCACTGCCGCTTGATGAGTATATTAAAACATTCAGTTTAGTTGGTTGAATATCTTTAGTTGATTTAACTTTCATGAAACTCCTTAGTAAATAATTAACAGGTGAAATTTTTATATAGATTAAAAAATAGAAAAGCAAGCAAAAAAAAGAGGGGAAATACATCCCCTCTTTAAAACCTGCTAATCTTTACAAAGAAGCAAAGACTATGTAATTTCTTCAGTGTTACCAAAAGAATTTACATTGAAACCTAAATAGCAACCCCACGCTAAAAAATCAACTTAAATTCTTTTTGAACTACCTAAAATATAAATCTTACAAAGGAGAGGTTATGCAAATTATCGACAAACTTATTCAAACAAACTGTTTTAATAAAGAAGAACAGCTTCTACTACTGGCCATTAAAGCCTGTGAACTAGAGGAATGTGGGGGACCAGTATCGCAAGTTGTTTACAGTGGTAAAATGCCTGGGTTTGAAAATATCGATGTTATTCAAACGCTAAGTAGATTCGTTAAAGATAAGCACATAGATAGATATATTATAGAATCTCGCGGCGAGGACGCTATCATAACCATCTACCCTTAGGAGATAAAAATGCCAAAAAAAACAAGCAGTAGAAACAATCAAGAACTAGAAAACCATTGGTTTAAGCACCCAGTCAACCTTAGAGCTATGCCGCAGTTAGTAGAATTAGTTCAAGGAAAAAACAAAAATAAAAAGCTTTTTGCTGATTTTTATATCATTTTAGAGCTGTTTTTTGATCGACCACACAGCAAAAACAGCAAAGTTTTAAAGATACATTCAGCAAAATTACGTCAAGAATTGGGCTTGACGCAAGCATCATTGATCAAAAACTTGCAAAAATTAGAGCGTTTTACGTTAATTTTTTACGAAATTGACAATTTTTTGGTCTCGTTGCGGTTGGCAAAGTCTATGGAATTATTGATTTTCGATAATACAGAAAGAGAAGAAAGAATAGAGTATAATAGAGGAGAGGAGAATAAAGAAGAGAGACAAGATAGAAGCTATTCTTCTTCTTCTTTTCCTCCCCCCCCTGACCACACTAGTCAAGAAATAACAGAATTATGGGATGAGAGTTATTTGAAACTTTATTCTGAGGAGTTTCTTCGGAAGTATTGGCATAGTGCAAAAGAGTTTTACATAAAATCAAAAATGAAAAAGCCATTTAAAGCCTTTATGCTAGATTCATTTTCCAGAACAAAAGAAAAATTTGGGGATCCTAATTTTAGACCTAATGGGGGCAGATTGACTGAAGCCGAGCTAGAAGTAGCAAGATTAGGAGATGAATTATTTAAAAACGCAAGGAGTATTGAATGAGTTTGTTTAGTGATTTCTTTTATACCGATGATAAAACTCTTGATGCTCCAAAGGAGTTAACGGATAGGGTAGTACAAGAATATGAGTCTAGCCCTTATGGATACACTCAATTTAATTTCCTTAATGACCATAGATCACTTAGACCTGGGAAAAAGCATTTGCTTATAGGAACTACAGGAACAGGTAAAACAACATTAACTAGATCAGTTATTTTCCAATTAGCCAAAGGAGCTAAAATACTTTGGTATTCAACTGAAGAATCCTTTGATGATATGGTTTATATGATGTCAAAAGCTGATATAGGGCAAGATGAAAGATCCAAGATTCATTTTAGACATGAGATGGAAGCTGACAAGTGGATTAATGAGAACGAAAGTAGTTTATCCAATTATCTAGCTGATGCAGTTACAAGAACTAAAAGTGAAATTATTGTTTTTGATAATTTAACTACTAGTAAGTTTTATAGTGGGAACATTGATGTTATTGTCAAAATGTTTGATGAGCTATCAACTGTTGTTAAAAGATTAAATGTCCCGATAATAATAATTGCCCATACTGCCAGTGGGGTTAAAGATATGCAGTCAGAGCTTTTTACTGGAGATGATATTAAGGGCCCTAAAATTGTTTCAAATAGATGCGAGTATGTTTATGCTTATCAACTTATAACTTACATGAAAGATGAAGGCGAGCATAAGCAGGGGATTGTTAGGATATTAAAATCAAGAATAGGGGGAGCCTCTAACAGTGTTTATGCTTTAACTTATAACCATAAAGAAAATAGTTACCTCAATGACATTAAAATAACCTTTGAGCAGTTCAAAGGATTTTATGAAAAAAGGATTAAGCTTAAATGAAAGTAGCAATCCATGATTGGAATAGAGAGTGCCCCGTTATTCAAATTAAAAACAAAGACCATGCTAAAGAATTAAATAAAGATGGTTACGCTATTTACCAAACAGTAAATACTTTTGAAGAGTATAGAAGAGAGACTCATCTTAAAAAGCTTAATTATTTTTATGTGGAGTTTGATGATTGCAATAAATTAGATCAAGCTATGAGGTTAAAGCCTTTTTTAGAGCCTACAAAAATAATTGAATCAAAAGCGGGTTATCATGTTTATTGGGAAATTGAGGATGATCTAGTAAAGAATGAGGGAAAGGATAGGGCAATAATTATTTACAAAGCAATTCTAAACCAAATGGTTTATCACTTTAACTCTGATGATGCTGTTAAGGATGTAACTAGGATTCTTAGAGTGCCAGGGTATTATCATCAAAAGAATCCTGAGGACCCATTCATGATAAAAAAAGTTTATCAATCAAAAGCAAAATATCTTTCTCATCAGTTTTTAACTTGCCTTAAACCTTTGCCAATTAAGAAAAAGAAAAAGCCAACAGCAAAAGATGATAATGCATCAACAGAGTTTTGGGATAAAGCTCACAAATTTGATGTCTATGAAGGATTAAGAAGAATATCAGGCGCACCTGAGTTAGGGGGAGAGGTTATTGAAGTTAAAAATAATCAAATATGGGTTAACAATAAACCAACAGCAAACTGGATTGATGATGATGGGTTCATTGGCTCACATGGTGGAGGAGGTCCAAACCTTAGTACATGGATTAAATGGTACACAGGAAGTTGGGGAGAGACCTATAAAATATTAGTTAAATATATACCTGAATTAAATGTTGACACCTAAAAGCTAGTTTAATAAAAGTCCTCTGTGCAGAGATGCCAATTTAATTATTATTATTCAGATTACAAAGGAGGATTTATGCTATTAAAGATAGTTGAAAATAAATCACAACAATTTTCATTCACAGTTAAAGAAGTCTGTGCCTTTGCTAATGCAGACAAACCAATTGATCCAAAAATAATATTAAATATGTTATCTCCACCAGATCCATTTGAGCCAGATGATGAGTTTATTAGGAACGACAAGCTAGATGAATTTGGTATGGGGACCACAATTTTTTTAACCGATATCCCTATAAAAAAATGCTACTGCATAACCAATGAAGGATTTAGAATAATCAACTTTACTGGTACTGCTTATGTAGTTACGGATAACGGTGACACCATTAATAAATTCTAATTAAATAAATATCTCTGCACATTTAACCAAGCTAAAATAGGAGTCTATAAATGATAGAACTAGGTGAAGTACAATTTAAATATAAAAAACAAGCAATGGAGTATGTTAGAGAGTTTCTTCAAAGACATGAAGGAAGCATCTTTGATCAACAAAGCTCTTATTTCAATTTCTTTAATGATTTAGTTAAAAGACATCCCGAAAGAGAAATAAATAACCTTGAGCAAGTTGAGGTTATTAAAAACTTTGGTGGATATCCTGCCATAAACATAAAAGAAGTTGGGAAAGACTTTGTTTCTATTTCTTGGAATAAATGCATTACAGGGAATAAAGCTAGCTACAAACTAAAACTGCGTATGGCCATGAGAAGAGCAATTATTGATCAGATAATGGACTTTAAAGACAGTTGCAATGAGTATACATGCTCAATATGTAATGAAGACCTAACTGAAAAAGTAATCCATGTTGATCATGAAAAGTACTTTGAAGAGATTGCCAAAGAGTTTGAAGAGACCTTTGGGAAGGAATGGGAGTTAGTAAACTTGAGGGATCATAATGGATGGCAGTTCAAAAATGACAGTGACTCAAGTAATTGGCAAAAGTTTCATCAAGAAAAAGCTACATTAAGGCTAACTTGCTCAAAATGTAATCTTTCTAGAAGGTAGTTGAGGAATATCCAAAGCTATGGTATATTCCTATTAACTTCAAAAGGAAATGCTAAATGACTCCAAAATCTTATTTTAAGCGTTTTTCTAATTCTATGAACCTTATTACCTTCAAAAGCACAGAAAGTGCTTTAAAATCAATTCTCGTGGTCCTGGTGATGATTTCTACAGCTAATTGGTTCCATGGAAGCTGGATAGTGGGCTTTTTATGCTTTCCGTATATTACAAACTACTGTTTTAAAGGAGAGTTAGTATGAAAATGGTACTATTAATGGTTTTTATGATCGGATGTACAACAAAGGCAATGAAGAATAGAAAGCCAAGACCAAAGAGTGTTGAACTAGGTATGAGCATAATCCAGGTTGAAAGGTATTTTAGAAGTGATCCTATCGCTAAATCGATTAACAAGAATGGAAAAACTTTAATCTTTGAAGAGACCAAAGGTTTTAGTGATACCTATGAGCATATATGTAAGTTCAATAAAGAAGGTAAGCTGATAAGTTTAGATGTTAGGAGACAAGCTCCAAGGTCTTCAGGAGGTGGTGCTTTTTACATAAATAATAACAACTTAGCCGATCAAATAGCTGAACCAGCAATGAGAGAACAAAGAATTATTGAAGACATGAATCAAAGAGCACACGAGTTCAATATGATGCAACAGAGCAAGCAGCAAACATGCACTAGTAATCCCGATATGATGGGTGGATTTACAACAACTTGCTACTAATTATAAGATAACAATAAGTTAGGGTTTATTTTGTGAACCCTGGCCTTTTGGAGTTAGCTGCCTCAGAAATGGGGCAGTTTTTTTTGTCCGAATATAGGACTTGTCAGCGTATAAAAAAATATACACAATTAATCCATGTCAAAAGCAGGAAGGCTCAAATGGGTTAGAGAAACGCTTGGTTTAAGACCAAGTGATGTGTATTTTCCACTAGATATCAAGCGAATTACATTTTTTAGTCGAGAAAAGAATCTGCAAGGGGTGAATCTCCTAGACCTTGCTTCAATGATTGAATTCTATAATGAAAAATGGCAAGAGAAGTTCCAATCTGCATATCCAAAGTACCATAATAGGACTATTAGACGCATAACATTTGAGTTTATTGTGTTTGGCGTTGATCGGGGTGATGCTGAAAATGAGCGTATAATCAAGATGTTAAAAGATAATTATAAAGAAAAAGAAGAGATTCTTAATAAAAGAATAATGGAATTAAAAGTGGAGTTGATGAAGAAATGATGCACAAGCTCGCACAGTACTATAAAGAGACTAATTAATGTATGGCACAAAATACAAGCCTGAATATTGTAAGAAACTGGTTGAGCATATGTCTGAGGGGTACAGTTTCACAACATTTGGAGCGGTGGTCATGTGTGGGCGTAGAACTCTTTATGAGTGGCTTGATAGGCATGAGGAGTTTAGAGAAGCAAAGCAATTAGGGGAAGCTCTTTGTCAGAGATATTACGAAAACCTTAATAAGAGGCGATTGGAAGGTGACAAGGATATTGATGGCTATATGCTTCAATTCACCATGAGGACTCGTTTCTATAAAGACTATGGAGACAAGTCCAAGCTGCAAATAGATGTGCAGAATAAAACCGTAGAAGATCTAGTGATTGAAGCCAAGAAAAAGCAATTAGAAAACAAACCCATCGAAGAGGTTGAATATAAGGAAGTAACAAAGGAAAAAACAAATGGAATTAAAAGAACTAAAAGAGTTAGCAAAAAGTAATGGATTAGAGTTTGCTAAAAACGCCACAAGAGATCAAGTTAAAGCATTACTAGACGCAGCTGAAATCCCTTACAATGATGAGCCAATGCCAAGAGATTTTCAATTAGAGGCAATCGAGTCAGAAGTTAAAAAGAATAACTACACTAGCTCAGAGTATGACATTGATGAATTAATCAGTGAGTACAAAATGGCAGAGTCTTCAATTGATATTAAAAGAGCTGATCAAAAAAGAGCCGTTATCAAAAAGAAAATAGCTGAAGACAAAGAGGCACTAAAAAAGCTTTTAATTTGGGAAAGAAGACGAGGAATTATTAGTGTATCAGATGATTACTTGCTTAATGAAATTGAAGAGTCTGAATGCACTAAAGTATGTGAGTGTACCAATAGAATCCCTAGTGGTGGTAGC